AGTTGTGAAGCTTCAATGGTAGATGAAGCATTGATGTAATAGTTAATGTTTCATCAAATATGCAGACGTAACTTAATTGGCAAAGTTTAGTACAGTCAAACCGCTATTGTAATGAAGCGATGGTTTATTGCTGGTTCAAATCCAGCCGTCTGCAAATCAATAAATTGCGGGTTGCAACCTAATAGCAAGAAGGAGAAAAAATTATGGAAAATCAAGGAAAGAAAAAGTATGAAGTAACAGTACTAGAAAAGACAGGAAGTTGTGACAACGAATTATTCGAAGAAATGGCAAAAAACGGAGATATTACAGCTGTAAAAGTAGCTGATGTAGTAGGAGCCGTAGTTAAAATCTTAGGATATGCAAAATGTCAAATTGTTACAGATGACAAGAATTTTACAATCGGATATTACGATACAGAGGAATACGGTTTAGTATCAAGCGGTAGTGAGATTTTTGAAAAATCAGTAAAAGGATATTTTGGAAAAGTATCACAAGTAAGAATAGCAGAAGTAAAAACATCAAAAGGAAAAACGTACAAAGCAGTACCACAACTAAGAGCAACAGGAATTAAAAAAGAAGAAACTATAAATAACGATGAATTACCATTTTAATTAAATTTATAGAAAAGAGGAAATATTATGGCTAGAAAAAATGAAATGACAGCTGAACAAGCAAGACTATATACAGAACTTAAAAAGTTATCTAAAAGAGCGAATCAAAGAATTGTAAGACTTGAGCGTGAGTTTGGAACTGGAAATCTAGCTATAAGGAATCTAAGAGACAAGCTTGCAATTGAACCATTGCAAGCTTGGACTTCTTCTGGACGTGTAAAAGTAAATAAATCAATGACTGAAATCCAAATGAAAGCAACAATAAAAGCAACTAATCAATTTTTAAACTCAAAATTGTCGACTAAAACAGGGTTAAAAAAAGCTAAGAAAAAAGCTATTGAAACATTAAGAGTAAGATTTTCTACTGATGTAAAGGAACTTACGACACAAGAAGCGGAAGTTCTTTATAATATATTTACAGACAAAGACGTAAATCAAATTACTAATTTCGTGCCCGGTTCGGACGCACAAGCAGTAACTGAGAATGCAGTAGAACAAAAACAATCATTTAATGATTTTGTCGCAGTCATGAACTCTGTAAAAAAGTATAATGGGCATCGAGGAAACTATGATGACATTTTGCGAAAAATATACATGAAATATGTTTATAAAGGCAACGGAAATGAAATTGAAGTTTTATATAGTAATATTTTTGAATTGATAAACAATGCAGAATCTATTAGCGACTTAGAAGAAGTTGAATCAATAATAAGTGATTTAAAAGCAGATAATAAAATATCTGATAGCGAATTTAATTATATTGTTGGTGCTATTGACACAAAACGAAGAGAGATTGAACTATGATTTATTGCGGGGATTTTAATGGATATTTTGGAGATATTCAAAGCAAGAAGAAAAAAGTCGATAATACAATATATAGTTTCGATATAGAAACAACATCGTATTTGATTCTAAATGGAAAGATAAAAGCTGCTATTGAATATATAAATTTAACAAAAGACGAGCAAGAGCAAGCAGAATTTAGAAGTTGCATGTACATATGGATGTTTTCTATTAACGATACAGTGTATTATGGCAGGACATGGGACGAATTTGTTTCATTTATTATTAAATTGGATTTTTACAATTCAGCTAAAAAAATTGTTTTTGTACATAATCTTGCTTTCGAGTTTCAATATTTAAAAAGCGTATTTGAATTTCAAAATGTTGTTGCAAGAAAAGCACATAAAGTTATGAAATGTGAGCTTAAAGACTATAATATCGAGTTTAGATGTAGTTATATGATGAGCAATTGTGCATTAAAACAATTACCAAAAATATTCCAATTGCCAGTTGAAAAAAAGGTTGGCGATCTAGATTATACTAAAATAAGGACACCAGCGACAAAACTTACAGAAAAAGAATTAGGATATTGCGAGTATGATTGTTTAGTTGTATATCATTATATAAAACGTGAACTTGAAACTTACGAAAGAGTCGATAAAATTCCAATAACATCAACAGGCCACGTAAGACGTGAGCTAAAAGAACGTATTGCAGATGATTATCAATATAAATTTAAAGTAAAAAAAGCTGTAAATACAAATCCGCATATCTATAATTTACTTCAAGAAGCATTTGCAGGAGGATATACACATTCTAATTGGATCTTTACAGATGAGATTTTACACTACATTAAAAGTTGGGATTTTACATCAAGTTATCCTTACATTTTAGTAACACATCAATTTCCGTCAACAGAATTTCAAAAATGTAATATTACGAGTAGAAGTCAAATGATAAAAAAATTTGCATATATTTTGGTAGTAAATTTTGATAATATAAAATGCAAATACTATAATAATTTTATTTCACAAAGTAAGTGCAAGAATATAAAAAATGGTGTTTTTGATAATGGTCGAGTAATAGAAGCAGAACATCTTACAATGACGCTAACTGATATTGATTTTTATTTTATCTTAGACGCATACGATATTAAAAATTATGAAATAGTAGAGAGCTATTATTCTATTTATGATTATTTACCAAAAACTTTTATTGAATTTGTTTTAGAAAAATATGTAAATAAAACAAAATATAAAGGTGTAGAAGGAATGGAAGTAGAATATGCAAAAGAAAAAAATAAATTTAACGCATTATATGGAATGAGTGTTACAAATATGATTCGTGATGAAGTAATTTATGATAATGAAACTGACTGGTCAGAGCGTGAGCTTGAAAATCAGGAGATAATTGATAAATTAATAGAAGAGAAGAAAAAAAGTTTTTTATCGTTTGCTTATGGCGTTTGGGTTACTGCATTTGCACGTTCTAATTTGCTAAAAAATGTAATACAATTAGACAAATACGTAGTTTATTGTGATACAGATTCAATGAAATTAAGGCAAGGCTACAATCAAGAAGTAATTGACAATTACAATAATTTTGTAGTAAATAAAATAAAACATGTATCAAAAATTTTAGATATTCCGTTTGAAAAATTTGCTCCAAAAGATAGTAAGGGCATTTCACACATTTTAGGAGTTTTTGACAATGACGGCGAATACGAGGACTTTATCACACAAGGTGCAAAAAAATATGCCGTTACAAAATGGATCGATAAAACAAAAGTAAAAGATGACATGAACGTGCAAGAAACAACAGATAAAAAAGCTAAAATTCTTGAAATAACAGTCGCAGGCGTTCCAAAAAGCGGAGCGCTAGGGCTAAAAGATATAAGCGAATTTAAAGATGATTTTGTTTTTGAGTTCAAATATACTAATAAAAATTTATTAATGTATTGCGAAAATCAAGAAGCAATTTCAATAGAAGATTATCAAAAAAATAAATATACTGTCTGCGATAGAAGCGGTTGCTGCTTAGTTCCGACAACGTATGCTTTGGGCAAGGCACTTGAATATTGTGAGCTTTTATCAGATGATAGTTCAAAAAGAGCAGTTTATAAGGAGTAGAATAAAAAATGAATGATTTAGATTATATTAGAAGATTTTCAAAAATTTCTATTAGAGGGATTTGCAATAAAAAGAATATTCAGAGAACTAATTTAATACAAGGTAAAGGTAAATACAAAGAAAATGCAAAAATTGTTCGTGAGGAAATTGAATCAGAAATTGCAAAACTATATATAAAAAATGAGGGCGAGGAAAATGGCGAATCAAAAAGCAATTCATTATAATCTTGACAAAATTGATAAAATAGGAGCAAGAATTAATTTAATATATGGCGAGCGTTCTAATGGTAAAAGCTATCAAGTGAAGCATAAAAAAGCTGTTGAAAAATATTTGAAAACAGGGAAAAGATTTATTTTAATGCGACGTTGGAAAGAAGAAATTTCATCAGAAAAAATTGAGCAATATTTTCAAGATGTTGATGTTGCAAAATTGACAAATGGAAAATATAATTGTATAACATTATATAGAAAGAATTTATATTTGTCAATTTATGATAATGAAACAGGAAAGACAAAACGTTTTGAGAAAATTGGTTATGTAGTAGCATTATCGACAGAACAAAATTATGCTGGTGCTTCTTACTTAGATGTTGAGGATATTATATTCGAGGAATTTATGTCACGTTCTGTATATCTTGCTAATGAACCAAATAAACTAATGAACTTTTACGCAACAGTTGATAGAAAAAGATTAAAAGTTCGTCTATGGCTAGTTGGTAATACAATATCAAGGGTCTGCCCTTATATTAATGAATGGGGTTTACATAATTTAATAAGCAATCAGAAGCAAGGAACAATTGCAATTAAAGAAATAGCAGATACAAACGAAAATAATGAACCAATTAAAATTGCTGTCGAATATTGTATGTCAACAGGTCAAACTTCCGGAACTATTGGAACTAATGCAAAAATGATTAACGAAGGTTCTTGGGAGACGCACCCACAACCACATTTGCCAAAATCTTATAAAGATTATAAATGTTTGTTTAGATTTGGTTTTCAGTATCAATCATTCAAATTTTTAGCTGAATATCTGCAAGACAATACAGACAAAAATATTGTTATTTGGTTTGTACGTCCTTTCAACAAAGATTTTTTTGACAATATAATTGTTTTTTCTGATGTTGTAAAGGTTTCAAAATTTTGGCAACGTGACATTTATAATATTTCAATTAAAAATGATAAATTAAAAAACTTGTTTATGACCTTCAAGGAAAATAATATTTTTTATGCGAATGATATGTGCGGAACGGATTTTAAACAAGTAATAGATTTTCAAATTAGGAGGTAAAAAATGAATTCTAAAATTATATTAGTAAAAAATATTCATCTTGATAGACAATACATTAACGTATTAGATTATACAGAAGCTCAAATGCTTGAATTATGTACGCAAAATATGATAGCACAGGCAAACGACTATTCATTTATAAGAACATCAAGGACAATAATGACTAATTTTAAATACAGTGACGCTTTAAAGGCTAACTATATAGCATTTCAGAATCCTGATTATTCAAATAAATGGTTTTTCGCATGGATTGATGATGTAATTTATAAAGGAAATTATAATACAGAAATATCATATACAATAGATTGCTGGTCGACTTGGTTTGATTATTGGAAACCAAAAACTTGTTTAATTAATAGACAACATGTTAATGATGATACAATCGGTTCAAATACTTTAAATGAAAATTTAGCTGTTGAAAATGTTGTTCAAGAAGGACAAGTAGAAGATATTAGTTATATTGATTATTGGATTGCAATTCAAACAGCATGGATTCCAGAAGGTTCAGATGGAGGCGAGGAATATTCAGGAATTTCAGTCTACAATAAACAAGTTTTTGGAACAAAAATCTGCCTATTTAAGGCACAAAATTTATCTGATTATTTAAATGTTAGTTTATTCATTTTAAGAACAAATTCAGATAAACATATCGAAGATATAGAAAATATGTTTATTGTACCTTCGACTTTAATTAATGAATCAGATCTTACTAAACATGATTGTACAATTAGTAATTCTTCATTTACATTTTATACAATGCCTTATAACAATGATATTATAAGTTTTGATACTACAATTCAAAAAATAACATCTTATAATGATTATACACCAAAAAATAATAAATGTTTTTGTTATCCATACAATTATTTACTTGTTACAAATAATATAGGTTCACAAAATATATTTAAGTATGAAGATTTCTATGAACAAAATGAAATAAAATTCAAAAATGAAGCTGTAATATCGATAGGCGCTTCTGGTAAAATAACACCTCTAAATTACAAAAAAATGGAGAGATGTGATGATGAATCTTTATCATTAGGAAAATTTCCAACTTGTGCATGGAGTAGTGATGCATTTTTAAATTGGATTTCGCAAAATTCAGTTAACGAAGCTATATCATTGGCAGGTGGAATTTTTGGTATTGCAAATCAAGCTGTTGAATCTTCTGCACAAAAAAATCCTAATTATAATCAAATAGGTGTAAATATTGGTGCAAATACAGCAATGCAACTTGCAAATTCAATTGGAAAATTTTATAGTGCTACATTATTGCCTAATATTAGAGGAGGACAAAATACAGGCGATGTAACGTGGGCGACTGGACGAACTCTATATACATTTAGACAAATGAGAATTAAAACAGAAAACTTAAAAGTTATTGATGATTACTTTACCAGATTCGGTTATAAAATCGATAAAATTGAAATGCCAAATATAAATGGTAGAAAATATTGGAATTATGTAGAAATTGGTTCTGCTGAGGAAATTGGTTATGGAGAAGTTCCTTCACGATTTATGGATATAATCAATAATGCATGTCGCAGAGGTGTAACAATTTGGCATAATCATTCAGACATAGGAAATTTTAATTTGGATAATAGTATAAATATAAAAGAGAGGAAATTTCCTCTCTTTTTATTAATTTGGTATAAGTTGTGTAGCAGGTTGTATATAATGCACTGAACCATATAAATGTGCATTAGATGGTATATCTTTAGTACACCTAACATATGGTAAATTATTTTGATGTGCAATATAACAAGGATATAATAAATTATCTGAACTTGCTAATATAAATGAAGTATTTTCATTATCGTATAGTTCAACAGGTAAAGTTAAAATATTAGTATAACTTTTAATAGATTCTTTTGTTGTAAAGTCTAAACTAACTTCACAAATTTTATTTAAAATCCTAGCACGATTTATATTATTTATATCATTTAAAGTAACGTTATAATTAAAATCGCTTGATTCTAATTTTTTAAATTTTGTTACAGAAAAATATTGAGTTAACCAAGGTTGCCATACACCTTCTAATTTTTCTCTATAAAACATATTACAATAAGGATTATTTGATGATAATATTGTTTGTTTTATTGTTCTATCTGAAACACTAACCTTTTCAACAATTAATTTAAAACCAGCACCAACATTTGGTTGGTTTATTAGTTGATTTGTATTGCTACCATTTTTTGAATAATATATTCCGGGTGTAATAAAATTATCTAAGTCATCACCGGGTAAAAGTGGTTTGCCTTCGTAAAGATTATAATTTACATTATAAATAGGTGATTTTATTTCAGCAGAACTTATTAATTTATTATTTATTGATTTTATTGTAATATTACCAGAATCAGATGTATTATATATAGATACACCTTTTTGTTTTAAAGTGTAATAAGTGTTGTGTGTATAAGTTGTTGGTGTTAAATAATTACGATTACATATTACAGCAATAGAAGGGTTTAATTGATTTAGATAATCTATATTACTATCGTAATTTAATGAATGGTGTTCTACTTTTAATACATCACATTTTTTAAATACCTTATAATTTTTACTTTGTGCTAGTTTTTCAATATCACTAGTAAAACAGAAATAATTATTATAATGTTTTAAAATGGTAATCATTGAAAAGTTATTATAATTGGTGTTACTTGTTAGATTTTCGTAAGCGTCATATAAATAATTATAATAATCGTTATAATATTCAAAATTAATATTGTAAAATTCAAGTGATAAATTTTTTGTTAATTCTATTTTATCAGCTTCGTTTGGATAAATATAATTTATATTTTTTTCTTGTAATACAGAAATAAATTGTGTTTCATTTGCTTGTATTGTTGTTTTTTCTGTTCCTTGAAATTGATTATAATTAATTCCTTTATGTGGTAAATATACAGTACAATTTGAAAAATCTATATTCTCATTTAATAATGCTGTTAATCCTGAAACTTGACCAATATGGTCACTATGAAACTGAGATATAATAATAGAGTCAATTTTTTTCACATTTTTTTCATTTAAAAAATTTCTAAGTTGAGTACACTGATTATCAAATCCCAAATCAATAATAATATTTTTTGTACCTAAAATTACGCAACAATCTCCCAAATCAATGTTTTTTCCACCACTTAAAAATGTTGCTGTTAATTCTTCTGTAAGTTGTGTTTCAATATTATTTATTTTTGTATTTAAATCATTAAATATATCTTGATTTATTATTTTTGCCAAACTTCCATCACTAGCCATTTTATCTAATTTATTATTTATCTCTTCTTGTACATCAAGATTTATAAAATAATTATTTACATAAGTTTGTAAATTATTAAATGACTCTGTTAATTTCTCAATTTGTTCTCCGCTTAAATTTACAGAAGTTATTATTTTATTCATTTCTTGTCCTAATTTACAAAACAATTGCCAATTAGTCAAAGCGTCAAAATCTGCCTCGATAAATGGAAAGTTTTCTAAAACGAACCACTTAAAAGGACAAAGTTTTTTATATTCATAATTTATATTTTCTTTATTCATCATAATATTTTCTCCTTTTTTATATTATACCATAAAACAAAACATCAAGCTCATCAAAAATCATTGTATAAATATTTTTTATATTTGTTTGCATATCTTTTAAAATTGAAATCTTATCTGCAGGTGTTCGTGTGATAGTTTCTTCATAATTATTGTTATCTGTTGAACTGCTTTTTGATACTGAATTTCCGGCAGATGTAGAACTATCATTTCCAGAATTTATGCTAGTATCAAAACTATAATCTGTTACATAATTACCATTTTTTATATCATCTATTTGATTTTGTGGTGTATCTGAATGTCTATTATCTGATGTTGATGTTGTATTACTAGTCGATTTGTTCTCCAATTTATTATTGTTTTCTGTTGTAGAATTTGAATCTCTATTGTCAAAACCGCTTCTTGTTTGCTTTTCACCGTCACTAAATATATTCCAGTTTTGTAATGCGTCAAACATTTTATTATAAATTGGCATGATTTCATTTAATTTAACATTTAATTGAAGCTTAAATGCTGCTACTGTGTCAAATCCGATTCTTCTCATCATATAGTGATTTAAAATCATTGTTTCAAATGTTTCAGAGGAAACATTTGAAGATAACGGATAATCAAAATCAAATATTGTGCTTCTGCCCTCTTTTGCTAAATCCTTAATTTTTGTATACTCGTTAGGTTCTTTTGTACCATTTACTATTGAATTTAAAATCGAATAAACAGTTGGCGGTTTCTCACAATTTGGAGGTAAAAAAGGATAACATATAAAATTATTCATTGCTAAATCCATTATCATCAGCCCCCTCTTCAATAAATTCTGATTCATCTTGTTCTTGACTTGTTGGCAACCCGTCGTAATATTCGACTTCTATTTTTCCATTCGGTAAAACTAGAGTTCCGTCATCTAAAATTAGCTCGCCAAATTTTTGATTAATTTCATCGACTGCTTTTTTTCGTGGTTCAAACCTTGAAAATCTAGATGCAACTGTTCCTCCCTGACTTGCAAGAACTTCATCTTTGATATTACGCTCTTTTTTTTGGAAGTTCATATTAGCAACACCGATTAATCTTAAAAATTCATTCCAGTCTTTTTCTTTGTGAATATCTATTTTATCTGCTACAAACGGCGCTGGTGCTAATACTAAGCCTGTGTCGTCTAGATCTATGTTATCATATGAAATTACAGTATTTTCGAATCCGTCGACATTATTTACTAAATCTCTTACAGTACGCTCTTTTTCCGTTTTTGTTTTCCAAAATCTGGGGGTCTTTTGTTGTCCGTATGTTGATATCTGTCGTTCTGGTGTCTAATGCTATCCTCTCAGCGTATTGCAAAATGTCAAGCCACAAAGGATAACGTCCATTGTTATCATACATTAAAACATATTCAGCAGGATTTTTTATTACTTTATGATACCCGTTTTGACCATAGACTTGTATACCAATTGGTCTATCGTAAACATCAAGTTTTCCCATTGACGTAAAAGGAAGCGCTAACAATCCTAGAACTTCATCGACAAAAAATGCAATGCAACCTTGTCTAATTAAGACTTTATTCAAAAAAGCAGTATCTATATATTCAGGCATATTTTTAAACTGAAAAACATTCTCAGCTAAAGTTAATAGTTGCCTTTTGTACATTTCATACGTTTTATAATTCGTTAATTGTGAATTTATAAGCTTTCTTTGCATTTTGTTCTCCTTTCTTTAAAATAAGAGGCTTGATAGCAAGCCTCTTAAATTACTATAATACTGTTATGCTAGCTTCGCCATATTTTGTATTATCATATACAGATGTAGCTCTGATTTTGATTTGTGGTGCTTTTTGAGTTGTGTCATAATCTTTTGGAATTTTTACAAGTCCATTCATATCAACAGTTACTTTTGTTGTTTTATCTCCTGTTGATTGTACAACACTCCATACAACAGCTTTATTTGCAAATCCAGTTGTCTTAACAACAGCTCCTAATTGTAAATTCTGTCCTGCACTTATAGAAGATTCTTGAGGTGCAACAGTAACAGAAGTTACTGCAGGTACATCAGTTGTAAATACAACAGCGTTTTTGAATGGAGATGTTGAAATAACCTTTTTTGTATGTAACCAATGATTATTTTTTAGAGTTTCAGGATTGTAGAAATTCGTCATTTTTGTATCTGACGCATTATCTAATAAGTAGTTATAATCTTGGAACCATTCATCATCTATAATAACGGCTGGTATTTTGCTAAGAGCTGTTTTCTCGTCTTCTGTGAATGGCTCAAATCCGTCTCCTAAAAGCTCGACTAATCTTGCTTCATCGTAAGAATCGAATCCGTCAATTAATGCAAGTCTTGATTTCATTTCAGCGTCATTTCTAAAAAATGAAGTTGCTAAAACTTCTGTTGTCATTTCTGCTTCAAAATCTGTGTTCATTATCATTATTTGATTTGCAAAATTTGTTGCAACTCTTGCTCCAGCAGGATTGTAATTTGGGCTTCTGAATGTCAATTTATTTGATATTGACTTCATTGCTGAAACTCTTTGTCTTGCAGTTAATGTACTCCAATTTTTTATTTCAATTGATGTTACTGTTCCGTCTAGTATACGTCTGCATAATTGATATTTATCAACTATATATTTATCGTATTTATAACCTTCGTACAAGCTTCCAACAATTTTTTCGATTAAATCCATTAGACCATTTTCAGTGTTAAAAGCCATTGCAATTTGAGTATCTGATGTTGTTGTTTTATAGAATTTTTCATAATTTAATTCGTGTAAATAGTTGTACACATTTGGAACTACATTCTCTAAAAAGTGTGTTCCGTCATTTTGATATTTCTGATAATCAAATACATCAGCAATATCAACTAATAATTCTCTAACAGTTTGACCGAAACTTATTGAACCTCTATTTGCGAAACTTTCCCAAGGATTCTCCCAATAATTTCGGTCAATTATTGTAAGCCCAATTAAATTTATTGTATTCAAAAATGCGTTTTTATAACGTTCATTATTTACAATAATTTTACCATACTTTTGTATTCCCTCCCCTTGAACAGGCAAATCAATATCTGCTGCAAGTTCGGGTGTTTGATTTATTATAAATGATAACAAATCAGCATCGTTTTTAATTTTTAAAACTTTTGAAAGTGCCATTTTAATTTCCTCCTAATTATTTATATTTCTTTTACGTCAATGACTTCTTTTTCTTCAAGTTCATCGTCGTCTTTTTCAGTTTCTTTTGGTTCTTCTGAACCTTTTAAAAATCTTTCTTTATATTTTTCTTGAAGATTTTTATATTTTGTTTCTAATTCTTCAATTCTTTGTGAATCTTCTTCTGATGAATCTGTATCAGCTTCTATTGAATCGGTTACATCTTCCATAAGCTCAATTTTTACATCTTCATCAAGAACTTTTTCATTGATTTTTTTAATTAAATCATCTTTGCTTAATTTCATTTTTTTGTTTCCTCCTTATTTTTTATTATTTCGGTTAAACTTCCAATTTCAATTCCAGCTTTTTTCAAATTCTCTAAAATTGATGTACATTCCATAAAAATAACATAAATGCAAACAAATTTTGATACAAAATTTAAACTAAATGTAATATCAATCATAAATGACATTATAATTACAATAACAATTAAAACTTTATGTAACAATCCTGAACGCATTTTACTTGAATCTAAATCGTGATTGATTATTGCCTGTATTACTCCTGTAATTATATCAAAAAGTGAAAAAATTACTGGTGTTAAAATTTGCCAACCAATATTTGAAAAATTCAGTATTTCGACAAGTTCTTTTATATCCATTTCCACACCTCCTTTTTTCAAATATATTCTTTATTTTAAAAATAGCACAAATAAATTTTTTTGTCAATAAAAAATAGAACGAATATTTTTAAATATTCGTTCGTCTATTTCTAAATTTTCTTAAATATATTGCCCAAGGAAATTTTTTCTTTTTTCTTTTTGCTGGTGTCGGTTCAGGCGGTATAATTCCAGTATAAATATATGCAGTTTGATTAACGACATTTTCTATTCCTAAAATCGGACAAGGATTTTCTGAATTATCAAATCCATATTTGAATGATTCGCCTTTTGTTAGCATTTCTAATTCTACGTGAACGTGATTTCCTGTTGAACCTGTTCCTGACGGGTTTCCTTCTTGTGATATTAGTTCGCCTTTTTTTATTCTATCGCCAACGCTCCAATTAGTAAACGCTTCTAAATCTCCATATAGCCAAGTTCTTCCTGAATCTTCTTGTATTATGATATTCGGTCCATAGCCTCCGCCATATCCGGAATGTGTCACTGAAATTACAGTTCCTTCAAACATATTATAAACGTTTGATTTTTTCCCTGTTGAAATGTCTATTCCTGCGTGCTTATGTGTTGCACGTTGTTCACCCCAAGCTCCTGTCAAATAAAATTCTATATTGATAAATGGTGCTATATTACATTCTATTGCCATGATTATTAATCCTTTCCTTCTATTAGTTCTTTAATCTTTTTTATATCATAATCAATTCTATCTATTATGTCTTTTAATTTTTTAATTTCTATCACATTCCATTTATAAATTCCAGTTTTCTTATCAATCGTAAAATTATTATTCATATCTAATAAAATTTTATTGTATTCATTCTCTTTTTTTAATTCTTTATTTTCTTTTTGTAGTTTTTCTATTAGATTTACTGCAATATCTAAATCTTTAGCAAACCAGCTACTCATATATTCTCTTCGATCTTCATCACTTAATTCTTTTTTTATATCTTCAACTGCTTTCTTTTCTTCCTCATTCATTTAATACCTTCTTTCTTAATTGATATCAAAATGACAACAATCAGAATTATTAATATGATAACAATATCTAATTTTACCCTTTTGTTCTAGCTTTCTTAAATATTCTAATAAATCGTACCAGCTCACGTTTTGTACATACATATCAATTGCTTTGCCTTTTAAGTGTCTAGAATTTGCAACTCCGCCGACTTCTTTGTTATGTTTTGAACATCTAGTTCCTGATGTTACAATTGCAGGATTTCCAAAATGTTCTCTTACTTCATCTGCAATTTTTACAACGTCTAATTGTATGTTGTTTAGTCCACAACCACATTTACATGTAAACTCAGATTTTTTAAAATGTTTTATTGAGTCCCAACTTTTTCCATATAAACTCTCAACTTTATTATTAAAAGCTGTTATTGTTTCAGTTCCAGCAACACCGTCAAGCGTAACTCCTAATTGTTTTTGAATATCAATTATTTGACTTCTTAAAGAGTCTATTGTTTTTTGTCCTGCAATTCCATCAACTTTTAAATTATTGTCTTTTTGAAATTCTTTTATTGCATTTATTGTTTGTGTTCCTTTTATTCCGTCAATTTGTCCTGAATATAAACCTAAAAATTTTAGATTCATTTGTAGTCTAGTCATTGTCATTGTTAGCATTAATAATCACATCTCCTTCCGCATATATAAAATACGATTTTGTTGTACTTTTATTTAATTCTTTTAGTGTATTATTTTCTTTTCTAAGACCATAAATAATAGTATCAGAATTTTCTAATAAATTTAATAAATATGTAACGTCATGATAGTATTTACTATAATGTTTAAAATCGTTTACTCTTTGTTTTATTCTTTCTAATTCACTCATTTAATCATCTCTCCTTAAAAATTTATTTATAATTTTATTTTCTATTATTCTAACGATTGAATCTAAGTTGCATTGCATTGTCTTTTTTGAATCCCATTCGTATTCAAACGAATCTTTTATTGTACATATTTCAATTTTAATTAGATATTTTCTAAAATCTTTAAAGTGAACCTCGCTATAAATTCTATCATTAAAATAATTATGTAGATAATCTTCTATTGATTCTTCCATTATCTATTTACCTCCCCAAACAAAATTTTATCAAGTGTTTTTATAATGTTAAAATTAAAAACTTGATAACATATTAATTGTAATACCATTAATATAATAAATCCTGTTATTAGATATTTGGTTAATAGCCAAACATCTAATAATAGTTCTAATAATTGAATCATCTTTAGAATTTCTCCTTTTTTACAGATTTTGTACCTATCATTTCTTTGATTATACTAAATGTTTCTTCTGAAATATCAATATTTCTAAGAATAGATTGTTCTAATAACGCTAATGCTACTATAATTGATGTATTTGTTCCTTTAGTTTCTATAGTTGCCTTTCCATTTTGATTATTGATTTTAATCAAGGCATCTTCCTTGATTGCTTCTCTAATAGAATCCTCTAACAATATCTTCTTTACTGTTTTTAATAAATCTTTTTCTTTCATAATTTTCTTCCTCTCTTTCTTTTGTCAGTTAATATCTCCTGCTGACACTTATATATTACTACAAAATGTATAAAATGTCAATAGATGTTTTTAAATTTTTTTATACTTTTTGTACATAACTTGAATGTAATATATTATGTTAACTGAATTTATTGCTTACGGTTCCTGTTTCTCGGTTTACATAATTCAGTTTACATAATTTTAGTTTACATAAATGGGGTTACATAATAAGGTGACAAAAATCGCCTATTAC